TCCCGGAGCTTCTTGTGTGGATTGGCGGGAAATCCCTTTCCCCACACATCAATGGGCCATTGAGCAAATGGATCCCAGGGGAAAGTCCCAGTATTCACAAAAGCGAAATAACCGGGCTCTTTAATGTTAGTCACGAGAAGAGTGACATTTGCGGGAGGTTTTGTGGAGAAGGGATACCACATCGTTACCTCTCAATTTTCTTCAAAGCATCTTTTAATTTTATTCATAATTCTCCTTTTATGCCTCAGCCCTTATCAATACTCGGGCGGATCAGTTTTATACATTTTCTTACCAACGCCAGATCTCCAGATTTCTTTACTTAAGTTGTTCAATGCTTCATTTGCTTCATGAATACGTTCAGCATGAGAAGATATAGCCTTAGTAAGGCCCCTCAATTCATAAGATATATTTTCTAATGCACGGCCCAAGGAAATTGCGATCCCCAAGGCAATAAATAATAAAAATAGCACTACATAATTCATTATCAATACTCCGGAAGATCAGTTCTGAATACGGATGGCAATGTGGACTGATTTCCATACATTGCCTCTTGGTATCGTTTATCGATATCCTCAGGTGTGGCACCGTCTCTTACTTTTGGTAATGAGATAGCCAAATAACGAAAGGCATCGGCTGCATGGGAGGACCAATCATGAAGGGGATAATCTTTATACACTTTGCGCTTTGCGTCATATTCTTGGCGGTAATTCTCCAAAGCCTTAACGAGTGGTGCACATGCCACCTCGTCGATCCAGACTTTACCCAAAAGGGATCTGACCGATTCGATGCCGTCAACGACCGAAACATCCGGTGCAATTGTAAACGTGATGCCTAACTGCTTGGCCTTCTCAAAACGAGTCATACCCGATCCAAACTCTTTTACACGAATATCATGAGGCGCAATATGGCGTCCATATGAATAAGGCTTATTCTGGAGAACTTTAACATAGTGCTCAAGGCCTTCTTTGTTCTTCTCATAATAATCTACGATTCGAATCGTCTGTCCGATCGTTTGAAAGAAAATAATGCAGGTACTATCTCGAACACCAAGATCCCAACAGGTATGAACTTTAAAGCCAGCCTCCCACGGCACGGCACCGATTTGAGTTTTAACACGCATACGGTCCAGATATTTCGCATAATACGATCCCTCAACACCCATCGTGAAGGAAGTGTAATATTCTTGCTGAATGAGATCTTCAGACATAATCCCCTCAGCCCGCTCTTTTTCAATCTCCCATAAAGGAATATGATTCGTATCTTCCACCGTTAATTTCAAGTAGAACCATTCCGGAGATTGTTGCGCGATATTATATAACTCCCAGAGATGATTTTTCCCCCGAGGAGTGGAGAGAAATAAGGCCCACCCATAATTAGCTGTCAGAATCGGTCTAATATACTGATAAGCCCGAGGATCTTGGAGCGCATATTCGGAGAAAACGCAGCCGCGCGGATTGGTCCCCATCAAGGAATCGTAATTATCGGACCCAACAAGCTGGATTAATGAGCCGTTGGTAAGGCGAATCTTCATCTCTTGAGAGTTCTTGGAGAGAACCAATTGCTCGGGTATATAATCCAGAAAGCGATCACCATCATTGGTCATCGAATCCCAGATAACTTTCTTTGCTTGGGAATAAGTGGGGAAGACATAGTAATATACCGATACGATGCGCAAGGCTGCACGCAGACACAAGTTAAATCCACAGACATCTTTGCCAGAGCGGCGGGGTAAAATCGCTAAGACACGGCGATAATTTTTGTTTTCAATCGCATCGAAGATGGGGAGCTGATATGGTCTTGGCTTAAAGCGGTTAAGATGAATAGTTGTCTCTACGCTCATTTCGCTTTTACCAACACGCGTTTGTATTTGAGATAAGTGTTATAACATTTCCGGCATTGACGCGTAACTCCTTGGCGCAATTTCGATCCCTCGATGGGCTGCTGAATGCCACAAAGACATCTGCAGAGATAAACATAGCCATTACGATGAGGGAAATAACCAAAGAGCCTCTCCAAAACAGTCCATTTACCAAATAATTGATGTAGCATAGGGTCTTTTTTGCTGAAATATCTATCGCGTATCGTACACGCATGGCATTGGGGAGAAATGCCGAGCCGCAAGCTGCTCCCGCTTTTCATTTTCTCAAAGCCACAGATACATTTACATTTATAAAATGCATAGCCATAGTTTATTGTTTTGTAGTGTACATCTTCTCGCTTGGCCCGCTCAAGAACGGTCCATCTTCCGAAAACTTTTCCGATCATGTCGCATTTATTCTTCATCACGCTCCACAGGTTTATGGGGCAACTCTAATTCCTCAATATATGCCCAATGAGTGATGCGCATCTCTTTATGATACAGCCCAAACATATAGAACTTCCCCTTTTGGGTAAACTCTGCAAATGCGACAGCGATCTGTCTGTGATTGGTAACTAAAACGGGATAGGAATGATGGCGTATCTTTTCTACCGCATTCGCATGCGTCCAATTCCAGTCGGGCTTTACATCGGGATATTTATACCACTTCACGGTCATGAGTATCTTTCTTGGGTGGAACGAGGGGTGAATTTTCAACTTTATCAACGATGATCGTATACTGCGCTTGTTTCTGTTCTTGTTGTTGAGAAAGCTCTTTGCGATACGCTTTATATTCGGGATTATATAATCCCATCAGGCCCATCACGATAGAGGGGTTATATTTGCCCTCCAACGCACGTTTCTCGCGCCGAGAACAAAGTATCTGCTTTGCAATAACGATCGCATCAGCGAGGCCTTTATGCCGCTGGGCGAATTCATAAAGACGCGCATTCGAAGTCTTTGAGATATACACAAACTCTTCGAATATGACTTGATCTTCTTGTTCAGCCCATAAAACAAGATCATGAGCCATCGCATCCAATTCCTCATCAGTTTTAGGCGTTAATCTCGTTCGATTAAATGTGGGAAGCAGATATCCGGGATCTTTTTTCTCCTGGATTTTAAAATCTTTCCGTTTTCGCTCGCTATCTTTAATAATTTCAGGCTGCACTTGGGAGAGAGAGGGCCTCTTTGCCACCACTATATTTTTTCTGGAAGTATTTTTTTCCATTGAAAATATCTCTTTTATATTATCTTAATAATAAATTCTGTCCGCGGGATATCATCATAACACTTCCGAGCGGAAATGGACGCAATAAGCGAATCGTCGTGATACAAAATCCCGTTGCCCACGTCTTCGATGAACTTAATTAAGTTACTCAGATCGGGCTTAAAAACATGCGACTTGCCGCGAAGTTGTTCGATTTTAGATTTTGAGACCGTTTGTGGAAAGGGAAAGAAGAATACGATATCGAAGTGAAGAGCGCCCTCATAGAGGGGAGCGCCGTTGTGTTGGTACTCGAGTAAAATCGCGGTGTCGTTTTTCAATTTCTTTTGGGAATCCCACGGCTTACGGCCGCGGCCAATGCGGGCTCGAGCAAGAGGAGTCGGAACGCCCGGAACAGTGTACAGCATAACGCCCTCAAATTTCAACGGAGACGAACGATGTTAATCTTCCCCCACATAATCATCATAATTAGTATCAAATTCGCCTGAAGTCAAATTTGGGGAGATATTGCTTGAAGTCAAATTAGTGATGTTTGCATCACCATTTGGGGAGATAAAAGATGATAATGGCTGGGGATCGCGTTGTTGCCGCCATGCATTCTTGCGGGCTGCAGTGCGCGCTTCGATCTCTTGGGGGGTCGGGGGGGCGATCGGGCCGAGAAATTCCGCAGCGGCTCTTACGTGGGGATCTGCCGGTAGCCGTGTGAAAAATGGTTTATATTGTTCACTTTGCTCCAGGCCCATATACTTCCTCTCTTCGAGGACTTTATCTTCGAATGTGAGCTCTTTCTTCACCGGCGGCTCCCATTGAGGTCGCTTCGGAGAAGATGGTTGCTCAACACCATTACCGTTTAAGCTCTTATTGGAGCTTCCTTGCTGGATAAACTCTGCATTCTCCGGCATATTCATCTCGCGTTTGAGTCGATCAACTTTATCCCAGTCGATCTTAAATTGATTCTCACGGGCATAGCGAAGACATACTCCAAAGAAAAAGCCGAAGGTGTCTTTAAGCCGCCGGCCATTCCGCTCCGTACGCAGTACAGCGGCTTCCGCATGGCGAAGTGTCGCTTCGGAGAAGCCGGAAAGCCGTATCTTCCCCCATTGAGTGAGTTTAAAGCACTTGAGTTGATCAAGTACCGGATGGAAGTCAGACATTTCTAAATCTTTCTTTTTAAAGCCGTGGTGTTCTTCGAAGTTTGTCTTCGCAGTGCCGTCTTGGGCATCGTAGCTCGTAGCGGCGTTCTTCGAAGTTGTGCTTCGAATGTCCCGGTATCCCACGAAGAATGTCTCCGAAGTAACGGCCGGCCGGCATTTTGAATACAGCGGAGGCGGACGAGGAGATAAACTATCACAGAACGGCTCTTCGAAGTCGGACTTCGAAGGCACATGATGAGTCATGTGCGACGATACGGCACGGCAAGAATTAACATAACTATTTTTTAAGTGGACATTCCCCTGTAAATCATGGAAAGCCATGGGGGCAGACCATAAAAAGAGCAGAAAGAGAAGCCTAAAGCCGGGTACATATTCAGCAAGGCGCTTACAGACTTCAGAGTCCTTGAATATGGGATGCACATAGTAGACAGATGAATTGTTGTAACGACGCTGTGTATGGAGAAGATCGTGATCTTTGCCGAACTTCAAAAAACGACGAACTTGGCGGGTGCTGTAATCGTGAGAGCGAGCCATCGCGTCACTCGTCTTATTGCTAATTCTTTTCTGACCCGGGAATACTTTATCGTTGGAAGTTCCCATTTGCAGCAAATAACAAATAAGATAAAGAACGGGCAATGGAATGGATTCTATGAACTCTTTTGTAAAGTCATCAACAGATTTGTGCGAGAAATTATCATAAAGTTGTTGATTTTTATAAGAATGTGCTTTAGAATGGGACTTAATTGAATGACGCCAGTCATTTAACATTTGAAATCCCCCTTCCCCTTCCCCTCCCCCTTTCGGGGCTCTGGATTTAAAGTCAAAGCTAGTTCGAAATTGTTTTGGTTATTTTCTAGGAATTTTCGGAGGGTGTTTTTCATGTCGGGTAGAAGAGGTATCGCGGGTTGGTATACGGATGCCTTTTTTTACTTATTAAAGAATCTCAATTATCATACATTATTCGTTTGGCTTGTCTATATATGGGGGCAATCCCATCAGCCGCTCTTGGTTCTTAACCCATTCCTCAATAGTAAATAATACGCGCCATCTTGCACGCTTTTCTCCCTTGTAAAAGTGATTCAACGTTGTGGGAGATAGATGTATCTCATGCGCTATTCTTGATATAGCCGGTTTATACATTTTGCGCACAATGCGAATAAGGCGCTGCCGAATAATCTCTTGATTTTCTTCATACTGCGTAATATTTTCACATGTTTTAAAGTCCATTTCCCCCTCAATGATGCGATCTAATCGATATATCGATAATTAATCATACCACTTCTTTTCATTATTTCCAATGCTTTCATTAATGTTATACTAAATATTAGTAGCGATACATACAATGCCTGACTGTACTGTCGACAATTTGTCTACGGTTCCAGCGGGACAACCAGGAGTAGAGATGGATAAAACAGTTGAGTTGTTACAGCAGCTTATAGATAAAGTCGATGCATTAACGGAGCAGAAAGCGCCCGTTGGTAGATCGCCACAGATCAATGAGCTGGCATCGGCTTTAGCCAAAGCTCAAGCAGAGATGAAAGTCGCTTCACTTGAAGCAGAGAATCCATATTTCAAAAACAGATACGCTGATCTTGCAGCGATTATTCGTGCATCGCGCCCAGCGCTTACAAAACATGGCCTTGCCGTGTCGCAACAGATCTTAGTGCATGAAGATGGCCAGAGCGTTATGCATTCGATCTTGATGCATTCTTCGGGGCAATGGATCGAAACGTGCATGCGTATCGTTCCCGCCAAGAATGATCTTCAAACATTGGGAAGTTGTCTTACATATTTGAGACGATATGGATATGCGGCGCTTGTGGGAGTAACCGCTTCCGATGAAGATGATGATGGAGAAGTTGCAATGACTCCGATTCGCCAGAAAGCGGAACAGGGAACTGCACTTAATCTCAAATATGATCCCCGTAATGAACCGGCAGATCTTATCTCCAAAGATCAAATAGCTGAATTAGAATATGAATTAGCGGCTTATCCAGATATTGCTGAGATGGTACTGGAAGGCCTCAGGCTGCAATCACTTGCTGATATGCCGAAATCCAAGTATCGTGCTTCTTTGGAGCGTATTCGCAGCATTAAAAATGCCCGGGACGGAAAGCAATGATGATCCCGGCATATTGCCAAGGATCTCTTATGGATAAGTCACCACTCATACTCAACCGCTATGGGGAGCCCAATAAGTTTGACCACTGTCCAGAGGGAACGATCTGCAAGGTAATGATGGGAGCGAATGGGGAATATGTGCTCTATAAACAAATAAGTCCAGACGAAGAAAATCCCGTCTGGGAATTGCAAGAATCTCCCAAACACGCAATTCGGTAAGTCGTGTGTTGGTCGACACTGCTTGCGAAGAGGAAACTCTTCGTTTTCAGACCAAGTGCCGGTCTCTACAACTGTCTGTAGTGGCCGGCACTCGATTTATGGATATTATATCACGGATTATGCGATCAGATCATATCTTTCGATAGTTGCCCTTATGGATAATCTGCTTGGTTGCATGATTATATTCGTCTCCGATCTGTACTTGATCGTGTTGAACAACGATATATCCCTCTGGGGGAGCCCATTGAGTTGTGCCATCCCAGATAATCACATTGTGTACTTTGCCATCTTTAATAACTGCATGACGCTTCATGAGACACCTCTTATAGATATTCGATAATAATTAATTGACCGTTAGCTCCATTTCCACCGGAACCCGAAGGGGATCCGAGATGAGAAGCTCCGCCTCCACCTCCACCACCGCCGGGGAATCCACCATTACCGCCATTGCCGCCACGGCCGCCTACTGCTTGGTTGCCACCACCCCCGCCAGCCGTTCCACCAACAACGATACCGACAGTTGTAACTCCGGGAGAGCCATTGCCCCCATCAATTGTCCCAGTTTCGATACCTCCCGCTCCGCCAGGAACGAGGGATCCGGATGCATTAAGTGTTTTGGCGACGCCGCTTCCGCCCGAATAAGCGGTGCCTAAAGACAGGGCATTTATCCCAGCCCCACCGCCACCAGTTCCAGCCATGGCAAATCCAGTAGTTCCACTCCAAAAATTAGTTCCCGATGCCCTCACCAGACCCCTGTCGGCAAAGGCGCCAGATACCCCATTATATCCAATGACCGCTATACCTCCTGCACCATTACCGCCGCTTCCTTTATACCCCTGCCAATTGGGAGATTCTATGAACATCGAATTGGTTAAAAAGTCTCCCAGGTCTCCCTGTTCAGAAGAAAAAGTACCATCTCTGCGGCCTCCTCCCGTATGGGATACCGATGGATTAGTTATTTGAGCATCGGCTTCTGGTACATAAAGCGTTCCAAATGATGTGGCTCCCCCATTGGCGCCAATGGGCGTTAAGCCTCCGCCGGTTGTTGAGGCGCCGCCGGCCCCACCAGCGCCGATTGTTATTGTTGTAGCCGCTGGGAAATAAGCTGCCGGCCCCGAAACCCAGAAAAGACCGACATTGCCGCCACCACCTCCTCCAGCAGCCGAGCCATTATTGGAAGACCCCGCAGATCCGCCGCCACCACCAGACCAGCCGATAACTTCAAGCGTTTGTGTTGCGGCATTACGCATCCATGTGCCCGATGAAGTAAATGTTGTGGTGATCGATGCATTACCGGCACTTCCAGATCCCACTAAGAACCCAGAACAGTATGTAATGACCGGATTTGCAGCGCCCCGAACCGTTCCGCCGGGAGCACCCAAAGCGGATTGAACTCCCGCAATGAACGTAACCACATCGCCTGCGGTTAAATCTGCACAGACGGATAATGGCGCCTCCATATCACCAGTGCTTCCGGGAATAAAGAGAACCGGCTGTGAATCATATGAGCGAGCCGGAGTAACAATGCGCGCTAATGCAGTTGTAGTTGCAGAGCTAAAGGGAGAGTTGCTTACTTTAACATTGAGCTGGAGATAATATTTAGCCGTTTTTGGCGCAGTAAAGCGTGCAGGAGATCCTGCGCCATTACCCGGATAAAAGTTTGAACCCACATCGAAATCTACCACAAGAGCGAGATCTGTTCCGAGCGTATAAAGAGCTGAAGCGGTGAATGCGCCCACACTTGCTGCTTGATGGGCCAAGAATGCACAATTCGTACCACCTCCGCCACCCGGAGCGGAAAGATCTATGGTATTTGCACCGTCAGTTACGATAACCGAGCCGTCCATCGAAGTTATATTTGCCCATGCTGGCGCGCCGGCGCCGCTGCCGATTAAAATCTGGCCATCGGTTCCCTTGTTGGAAAAGAGATGGCCCGTTGCATCGCTTTGGACGACTCCTGCAGCAAACGGAATGATCTGAACTGTGCCGCCAATAACAACATTGGTTGCAAGAACCGTAGTTCCATCTACCGTTAATGTGCCCGGTATAGTGACATTATCATCAAGGCTAATGGTAACGGTGTTTCCAGCGCCAGATGTGTTGATATTTGAGCCGCCATGCACATGAAGGACGCCCCCGGCGGGAGTTGCGGTTCCCGAATCGGTATCATATGTTGTGGTAAAGTCATTATTTAAGGTAATAGTGACCGTATTACCAACACCAGTAGTAGTAATAAAAGTACCGTCACCAAGAATATTAAGAATGCCGCCAGCTTCATTAGCAGTACCGACATTACAAGGAAATTGAGAAGCTCCTCCACCACCACTCCCGGGATATAATTGAACCCATGTAGCAATTCCGGCTACTAAGGCAACCAACATCCAAACTTCTTCTGGAACGCTATTGCCCGTTACTAACCAGATTGTACCAATATTAAAATTCTGAGCATCATTTGCCGTTGGGGCTACCGCTCTTACAAAAAGAGGAACCGGAGTATACGGTTCGACCCCCATATAAGAAAGCGGATTGATACCCGTCAGCCTCTTTGCGGTAACCATTAATTACCTCCCGCTTTATCTTCAAGCGCTTGAATTCTTTTATGTAGCTTTTGGATCTCATTAAGCAGCAATGTGGGAAGAGATTCATATCGTACCGAGTAGGGCTTCTCGTTATCATCATAGATAACAAGGCTTGGCATCACTTCAGCAACTTCTTCGGCGATTAAGCCGGGCTGGCGCCGATGAGTTGCATCCGCTTTAAGCGAATACATGATCGGCTTCAGCTTGTAGATATCCTCGCTTATAGCACCCATTTGAGTGATATTTTCTTTGAAGCGACGAGATGAGACGATGGTTCCCAAGAGGCCGGTATTATCTACAAAGACTGCTGTACCAGTTCCCCCCGTTGTTACCCCAAATATTCCCCCAATGAGACAACTTGTAGAAGATCCCTGTTCTCCAATGCGAATGACATTGCTTTCACCCAATACGCCAGTAATGCTGGATCCGATGATTATATTGTTGGTTTCCGCGCCCGCATAAGCACTTCCGGCTGATTCTCCGACAAGCACATTATCATCGCCAGTAATAATACTTGCTCCAGCTGCCGATCCGATAAGCGTATTATTCGCTCCCGTCGTAAGAGATTCTCCTGCGGTCCATCCAACAGCAACATTATGATCAGATGCGGCAAGCGTAATGGAAGAAAGGGCACCAGAACCGACTCCAACCGAATTTGATGCAGCAGTTGTTGTATTTCCTGCTCCTCCGATAAAGGTATTAGCGGTTCCAAAGTTGCTTACAAAAAGCGTAGCCCCTAGAAGTATTCCACCTGTAGTCGCAGTTGTATCGGGAAGCGTTAAATTTCCCGCAACAATCTGTACATTTCCCGTTGTAGCAGAGAATCCCGTTCCCGCGGTCATGCTGCCGGATATGGAGACGGTATTATCGAGATTCACCGTAACCGTTGCAGCCGCAGCGGAGGTATTCATATTACTGCCGCCGGCAATGGTTACGGTAGCGCCCGTTGCCGAGCCAGCATCTGCATCAAGTGTATGAATTCCCGCAGCCGCAGTGGTTGTAAGATCTATCGTGTTTGCGCCATTCGTTATGGTGATGGAGGAATCGCTTGAAGCAAGATTCGCCCATGCGGGATTGCCCGCAGTTGCGCCAATCAAAAGTTGGCCATCTGTTCCCGCGCTTGCGCTCACAATGCCCGCAAGGTCGGCTTGCAACACCCCAGTAGCTGCAAGCCCAGAAAAAACTACAGAGCCTTGGGCTGTAAGATTATTTACCGTGATATTGTTATCCAAGTTAATGGTAACAGTATTGCCTACACCTGCCGTATTCATGTTGGTTCCACCAAACACTTGAATCGCATTAGCTGCCGGAATCGCTATGCCCGCATCGGTAAAAAACTGAAGTGGAGTAAAACTTGCCGGATAGATCTGTATCCATGTGGCGACATTACCAATAAGCGCAGTAAGCATAAATATGCCGCCATTGCCGGGCACAATCCATATGGTTCCGATGTTATTGTTCTGGGAATCGGCTGGGGTTGGCGCGAAGGGCTGAATAACAAGATTAGGAGGAGTTTCTGGCTCAACTCCCAGATAAGCAAGGGGATTGATTCCCGTCAATTTTTTAGCTGATACCATGACATTCCTTGGATCTTAAAAAAATTCAACTACAATAATAAAACCATTAGCCCCATTGCCGCCAGCGCCAGAATTGGTTCCATTTAAAGAGCCTCCGCCTCCGCCGCCACCGCCACCTGGGAATCCGCCGTTACCACCAGTTCCCGCAGAAGCGCCGCCCGATTGCCCACCGCCGCCTCCGCCACCAGTTCCTCCTGTTGGGATAGCCCCCGAAGTAGCGCTTAATCCGGAAGATTGGTCATTTCCGTTGCCACCATTAATGGTTCCTGATGGATCTCCGGCAGTTCCTCCCGCTACAATAGTAAAACTTCCATTACTGGAGTTGAGGTTACCTCCAGCTCCTCCCACGCGAGGCGCGCCCGAATCTGCGCCGCCGCCACCGCCGCCACTTGTTGCTCCATAGCCAAAGGCAACTGCCGTAGGAGTCACTCCAGTGGTCAGGGTACCATCTCCTCCGAAGTCTCCACCACCCAAGCCGTTGGTAAGGACATAGAATGTAAGTCCACCCCCAAATGCTCCCGCAGCTGTTCCATTGGTTCCCCCTAATGTGGGCGAAGTAGCTTGATTATTATGAAGAATTGAACCAAAGGCAGATATAGTACCCACAGCTCCCGTATTGCCATTGGTGTTGTTAGTCGTTTGTGCGGCACCACCAGCACCACCCGCACCAATAGTGACCGTCTGGGTTGCGTTAAAAAAGCTCGCCGGACCTTCACCCGTAAGCGTCATACCGCCACATCCACCTGCTCCTCCTCCGGCGGCAGTACTTGCTCCTTGCCTACCACTTCCACCACCAGTTCCCCCGCCCCAGCCATATACACGAACATATTGCGTACGAGTATTCTTCGTCCATGTACCACTAGAAGCAAATGTTGTTACAAGAACACTATTATTGATCGAATTATTCGTTGCCATCTTACA